CGCCGCGGAAGGTGTCGCAGGCGGCCCAGGCGGTGTGGTTGACGTCCTGCTGGGTGATCTGGTCGGTCATCGGGTAGCCCTTTGTCGGCGGACAAACGGTTTGCAAACTGCGTCAGACGGTTTGAAAATCGCCTGAAGCGATTTCAGGCTGACGGCACTTCGGACACCTCGCATTGTACGGTTCGCCACTCGCCGTCGGCGCTGATCTCAGGCAAGCGGCTGAATCGACCGTACGCGGTCGCACGGTAGTACTCCTGATAGCCGCTGGACAGGCCGTTGCGCAACGAGAACAGCACCTCGCGAGTGATGCCGGCCTGCAGCGCAATGTCCAGAAACGACTTGGCAAGGCCATTGCCGGTCGCTTGCAGGCCAGTCAGCAGCGTGCGGTTCGCAGCCCATACCCTCCCACGACTACCTTGCGTAACGGACGGCGTCAGCGAATCACTGAGCTCTACCCGGCCGGTGTCGGAGATCTTCAGGTTCCAGTTGCCGTCCCAGCCCTCAGGAGCCTGCCACGCGATCTGCCCGATCCATAGGCGGCGCAAATCGAACCACGTGCGCCTGCTACCACCCGCAGCTTCAGGCAGAGGCACGTTGTCGATCGTGATGCGGATGTAGCGGTCGGCATATGCGCTTGGCATCGGCACGATCGCATACGGCCCGCAGTCGAGTAGGCCGCCGCTCGACACGTCCGACCGCAGCGTGAGCGAGCCTGTCGATGGTCCGGACCACACGCGCACGCGATAGCTGACCATGTCCTTTGACATGCCCATCACGCCGATCACGCTCCATTCGGAGCCGGCTACCAACTCGCCGAGGTCGATGTCGATAGTGCATGTCGAAGCGCCGTCGAAGCGCGCGAGGCCGACCAGCCACGGCGTGCGGAGCGCGGACAGCGGCAGCAGCATCGTCTGCGGAGACGTCAGCGCGGTGCCCGGCAAGTCCAAGAGGTTGAGAATGCTGATCATGGCGGCGTGAATGTCCCCCAAGCTGTGACGTCAAACACTGCTGAGCCGAGCACGCTGGCACGCACGCTGACGATCATCACCGGCACACCTGCAAGCCCGAATCGCGGGTGCCAGATCAGCCGCACAGCGCCAGGCTCCAGGGTGTCATCCTGCAGCGTCACGCGGAAGCGGAAAAACCACCAGCGGCGGACATAGAGTCCACACACGCGATCAAGCTCAGCCTGCGCCGCCAGTGGATCAGCGGCGATGACGCGGCGCGCAGGCCGCAGACCGGCCTCACGGGCATACGTGGGGTGTAGCGGAGCGCCCGAATACGTCAGCCTGACCGTCTCGCGAGCCAGCGAATTGTTGAGAGCGGGATCGACGCCCGGGTATCCCCCAGGCGGCACGGCGCTCGCGCCCGGGTTGTTAAGGATCTCGACCGTCGTCGTCAGACCGGGCGCCCGGTCCAGCTCAACTGACAACCCGGAGATCTGGCCAGCGAGTGCAGGAGGCCACGCCACCGTCCACGGATCGACCAGGCGCACGAATCGCAGCCGCCCATCCAGTCCCTCACAGACGGCTGCGCCGCATGTGTCGAGCGCGAGCACGAGGAGCGCCAGCCCGGACACCTCGGTGCTGCTGTTGTGCCAGGCAAGCTCGCTGGCGGATGCCGATACATCGTCCAGTGAGTCGGTATCGATCTCGACAGGGTCGGGATAACGCGCCACCAACCACCGCACCAAGTGCTGCAGTGTGTTGGTCAGATCACCTGCGACGGTCTGCCCAGTCACGCGCGCCACCAGCGAGCCTACCGGCGGACCAAACAACTGGAATCCGGTCGCGGTCGCCGTATGCGGCGCCACCACGCCGTCGTCGTAGACCACTACATCTCGGTAGGGCCCGTCAGCCACGTCGTATCGCTGCAGCACCTCGTCGACCAGCACCGGCTGCACCCAGATAGGTCCGCCGAGTGTCACCGGACGGGATCGCTGATCGAGCCGCGGATCGGCGCTCACATAGCGCGTGGTGAAGGGCAGCGCGAAGCGCTCGATTACGGACCGCAGCTTGATGCGCAGACGGGTGACATCCGCCTCGACTCGATCGACGCGCGCAGACGCGATGCGCTGATGCAGCGCATACGGATCGCGCTCGCTCCCGTTACGCACTTCGAGCCGGGCATCCCGGAAATCCTCGGTCAGCACCCAGTCCAGCGAACCGTCATTGTTGAACGCCGTGATCTCGCCCAGCGGGGAAGCGAAGCCGGCACCACCCCAAGGCCAAAACGTAATCGCTGCGGCGGCCGCCAACTTATTGAGCCACGGCAAGAACGACAGATTGCCCGGCAAGTCATCAGGGTGCGTCGCATAGCGCACGTTCGAGAGCGCAAGCACCCCGCCGGCGGGAGCAGTCAGCACCGCCGTCGTGACTGCCCGCCATCCTGACCGGTTGGTCCTGTCGAGTGGCGGCAGCGAAGGCGCCGGCAACCCAGGGAACGATAGTCCGGTGGCTGCGCCGTCATAGAAAAACGTCTCGGAGGGCGGCGTAAACGCGAAACCTGCCAGGGTCGGCGTTGCAGTGTACGTGCCGATCCCGGGATCCGGCACAAACACGAACACGCCACCTGAGTCGCTGACCGCTGTCGCCCCGCCCGGGGTCAGTGTGACGGTGACACCGGCCACGCCGGCGAATGTGTCACTGCGAAACACGCTGCCTGACAAGCTCATCCGGAGGATCCTATCGCGGCGTAGTCGAGGGACTGCGACACTAGACTCCCGAGCGCTGCGACCTGTCCCGCGATCAGCGAGACCTGCGCAGTCAGATCAGAGATCGCCCCGGCAACCGTCGCATCGGTGACCTGCTGTACCTGCGGTGGCGGGTCGATTTTCGCGAGTCCGCGCGACTCTTCCGCCAGCACGCTCAGGATGCTGGCCAATATCGACGTTTGTTCGCGAACAGCGGTCTCGACGCTGTTGACTGCCGAGATTTGCGCATCCTGCAGCGATGTCGTGTCGATCTCATCGAGAAACGGCGCGAACAGACTCTGCAGGGCGGGCGACAGACCGCCGATGAACTCGACCAGAAGGGCGCGCGCGTCGCTGCGTTCGGCGTCGGTGGTCGCAGATTCGAGCCCGGCGAGCAAGGCGCGAAGCGTCTCCTGTGTCGCCTTGTCGGCCTGCGCCAGCGCTCGCTCGAATGCATCATTGAGCGCGCTCTCGCGGTCCTCCAATCGCCCGATCTCGATGCCCAGGCGCGCCGCAAAATCCGGCAATTCGAGGCCAAGCGTCCGCGCCGCGGCAACGAATGCATCGAACTGATCGGTGCGAAAGATGCTCTGCAGTTGCACTCCGAGGTCGGCCAGGAACGCGTTCAGCGGCAGCCCCAGACGCTCCGCGATATCGAGCGATCCCTCGCCTCTGACCTCGGCGAGCTGCCGCAGACGCTCGGCGATCGAGCTCGCGCCGAGGAATCGATCCGAGTCCAGCTGGGACTGGTCCAGCCTCGCCAGCCCGGCAAAGTCGCTCACGGCCTCAAGGTACCGCCGACGTTCGGCGATCTGCTCGGCGTATAGCGTGCGCACATCGCGCACCAGCCCGGCCTCCAACTGCCGCGCCGCGTCGGCCAGCCGCACACTAGCAATTTGGGTGATGCGCGCCAGCGTCTCGGTGCTGGCGCCCTGCAGGCCTTGGGCGCGAGCCAGCTGGTTCGCCCGGGCGATCTGCTCGGACGTCCAGCGGCCGATTTCGTCTTGTTGCCGGATGTAGTCGGAGCCGCCACGCAGCCGGGTCGCATCTCGGAATGTGCGGTCGAGCCCCGCGACGAATTCATCCCATGCAGTGGCCGCAGCTGCCAGGCCTGTATCGAGATCTGCCGTGGCATTTGCGAGTTCGGACATGGTCTCGTTCACGTCCAGCAGCGCGTCGCCGAACTGATACCACCGGACGACCTGCTCCGGCGAGAGCGAGGCGAAGGCCTGGCTGAAGAGTTGCCGGAACGCACCAGCCTCGATCGTGGGATCCACGCCGATCTGCGCCGCAAACCGCGATCGGCGGGCCAGCGCTTCGTCGAGCTGGAACTGAAGCCGCTCGGCGTCGCTGAAGAAGCCCTCGTAGAAGCGCTGCGTCAGCGCCCGGGCGGCATCAAGCCCGCCGGCTGCCTCTGCGATCTCGGTCGCGAACGTGACGAAGGCCTCGCTGCCGCTCTCAAGCGACACGCCGAGGATGCGCACCTGCTGCTCCAGCAGCGCGCTCGCACCGACCGCCCGGGTGTAGGCCTCGACCAGTGGTTCGCCCGCCTGCGCCAGCTCCCCGATCAGGTCTGCGGTGCGCGTCAGGGCGTTGTCCCCGCGCAGCAGGGCATTGCCGTCGACGATGTCGGCCTGGGCCGCCAGCAGCAGATCGGCGCCCTGCGCGAGCAGGTCAGCGGAGTCCAGCCAGCGCGCGGCGATCGCGTCGGTGACATCGGCGCCTGCAGACAGCGCGACCGAGGCCAGGCGATTCGTCGCCGTCAGCCGCGCCTGAAAGTCTTCGAAGTCCTCGGTGGTGCTGACGATCTGGCCGGCAATCCGGCTGACTTGCGTCAGCACGCGGCCCTGGGCGTCGACCGTCTGGCTGAATGCACCCTCGACCAGCGCGGCGCCGGTGGTGCCCAGGCGGCGGGCGTCGCGGGCGAGCTGCGCCTCGATGGCGTCGAACAGGCCCTCCAGTGCGTCCTGCGTGCCGCCGTCCAGCGCTTCGGTGGTGGTGCGGAAGCGCCGGCCCCGGAAAAGCGAGCGCTGGCGCTCTTCGTTCATGAACTGGTTGCCGGTGACGCCGGACGCGGTGATCCCAGCGTTGAATCCGCCGCCAGTGCGCTGCCAGTCAGTGCCGAACAGGCGGCCGCGGGTCAGCTGGTCGATGATGTTCGCGGTCTGCGCAGCAGCAGCGACGTACGGGTTCGATGAGTTCGCGAGTTGCTGAGACAGGGCGCGGAAGCCGGCGCCGACGCTGTTCCCGTCGGACCCCTGCGCGGCCTGGATGATTGGCGCGGCGAACTGCAGGACGCTGGCAAAGGCTTCGATCGGGTTCTGCAGCGCGCGCGCGAGGCCATCGCCGAAGACCCGGAAGAAGGACGACAGGTCCGCATCGGCGAAGCCGGCCCGGACCGCCTCGGCGAGTAGGTCCTCGAAGCGGTCGAGGCGGATGATCTCTTCGTCGGCGCCCTCGACTGCGCCGAAGGTTGACCGATTCTGAGCATCACGCAGGGCGTTGCGCCGCTGGAGCTCCAGCAGCTCGCGTTCCTCGCGCTCGAAGCGCTCCTGGAAGTCGATCTGGGCACGGCTGATCCGGGCGCGTTCCGCTTCGTCAAGACGGCCGGCGGCCTGCGCGATGTCCGTCAGGATGTCGCGATAGCGCCGCGCCGCGTCCCGCGCCGCCTGGTAGGCGCGCACGGTGCGCTCGGCGGACGGGGTCGAGGCTTCGAGCAGGTCGCGCCGGTCGCGCTGGCTCTCGAACGCGTCGCTGAGATACAGGCCGCGAGCCTCCTCCAGCTGCGCCAGCCGCTGCCGCTGCCGGTCGATCTCGGCGTTCTGCCGCAGGATCGCCTGCGTGTTCTGGTCGCGGGCCTGCTGCTGCCGCTTCAGGCTGTCGAGGATCTGCTTTGCCGCCGCGGCTTCGGCGTCGGCGGCGGCCTTGGCGGCGGCAGCCTGGGCGCGAGGGCCTTTGGCGGCTTCCTCGCGGGCGACCCGCTCGGCGGCGGCACGGCGTTCGGCGGCTTTGGTGGCTCGATCGGCAGCACGCACCGCCGCATCCTCGCCGTTGAGCACATCTTGCTGGAGCTTGCGGATGCGCTCGAGTTCGGCTCGGAGTTCATTCTCGCGCGTCCGGTCGCCCGCAGCGATCGGCTGCGCAATGGGGATCAGATCCGACCCGGCGACCTGGTTGATCCCGCGGCCGACATTGCGCAGCGCGGTGCCGATCAGACCACCCGCGGCCGGGGCCAGATCCTGCAGATCGTTGCGCGCCGTCTCGATCTGCAACAGGAAATTGGTCCAGCGCGCGTCGATCTCGGCGAACAGCAGCGTGAACAGGTCGCGCGCTCCGGCGACCATGTTCGCGATCCCGAAGCCGATCGAGCTGAAGACGTCGTTGCCTCTATCACCGAAGGCCTGGAACAGCTCCGGATCGAAAGTGTCCTCCAAAATCTGTCGGGTGTCGGCTGCGGTGTCGCGCAGGTCGCGGATGATCTCTGCGATCACCTCGCCACTGCCGCCCAGGGCGTTTTCGAGGAAGCGGTCCAGGCCACTCTCGCTGTAGAACTGGCCGACCTCGCGCTGTATCGAGTTCATCGCGCGCTGCCAGCCACGGAGCGCCGATGCGGCTCCGCGACTGAATTGCTCATCGACGGCGCTGGCCTGCTGCTGCAACGCTTCGATGACCGCAGCTGAGGTGAGTTTGCCTTGTTCTGCGAGCTTTTTCAGCCCGCCAGTATTTGTATCAAATGCTTTGGCGAGTGCCTGCGCCAGCGCCGGTGCGCCGTCCAAAACGCTATTAAGCTCCTCTGCCTGAAATACCCCGTTATTGAGTCCCTGCAGAAATTGGACCAGCGCTGCTTCGCTGGCCTGTGCAGTCTGTCCGCCGAGCGCGATCGTCTGGTTGATCGTCTCGGCGACGCCCAGCGCTTGGCTGAGCGCAGCCGAGGTCGCGTTTCCGGACTCTTTGAGGTTGCGAGTCAGCGCACCCACAAGGTCGGTTGTGCCCGTCAGACTAGATCCAGTGCGCTGTGCTGACTCGAAGATGTCGTCCTGCGCGGCTGCCAGCTGCTGCGTGCTCTGCAGTACGCCGTCGAGGCGCGCTTCGGCACCTGTATAGGCCTCGGCGAAATTCACGCCGGCGACGGCTGCCTGGAGGCTCAGCCAGCCCGCGGCCAGCCCCTGCACCCGCTGACCCATCGCGAGCAAGCTGGACTCGGCGCCCTGCGCGTCGTTCGCGACCCCGCGCAGGCCCTGCCGCGCGCGGTCCGATCCGGTCGCCACCTCGCCCAGGCCGCGGGCGCCTCTACCGGCGCCCTGGCCCAGCTGCTCCAGCTCTTCGCGGGCGACGCGGACGGTCCCGGTCAGGCCGGTCGCATCCGCCGTCAGTCTCAGCCTCACTTCCATCGTCGGGGTCCCGCGTGCATGCAATCGCCGAGACGATCCGGACCCCGCGCAGGATCCACGCCCAGCGGCGCGGCGGCACGGCCAGCAACGTGCAGGCGGCCTGCACTTCGGCTGCACTCACCCCGACGATGCCGGCCATCGACACCACCGGCACGCAGTGCGCGTAGACGTCGAGGACCCAGAGCGTGGACGGCAGGCATTCGATGCGCGCCGGTTTTACTCGGCCACCGGCTTCAGAGACGGCTGCGGCTCGGCGGACTCGTGCGCGGCCTTCGGGGCCGTAGAGCGCCTGCGCAGCCGCTCGAAGTTTTTTTCGCCGATCTGATCCGTCGCCACCCAATATGCATCCACGACTGCGACGCCGAGCAGCGGATGCTTCGCGACGATCTCGATCGCTGCCTGCCCCTCGACGATCTTGTCGCCCAGCCGAATCGGCTGTACCCAGTCGAGGACTTCGAGCACGCGCGCGCTGACCATCTTCGACACCTTCGCGTCGGGGTCTTCCGCCGCCGCGTCGATCTGCGGCACGCGGAAGCGCACGTCGAGTTTCACTTCCCGCCAGCTGCCATCCGCGGCCGGCATTTCCAGCACGACAGTCGCGGGGATGGTGCTGACCAGCACCAGGTCGAATACGTTGGTATTGCTCACATGAAATCCTCCGGTTGCACTACAGATACCCCGATGTCGGGAACCTGCAGCGTGCTCGCGCGCGCGGGCGGACTGAGGGTCGGCGGGTTGACTGTCACGCCGCCGGTAGCACGGGCTTTGGGTACCACAGCAGCGCGGCAGCTTCTTCTTGCGTCAAGAGTCCAGCAGCGACAAATGCAGCAATCCCGGCCTGCGTCTCGGGCGAGCCCGCCCATACCCCGCCGACAACCCGGGCCCGGGACAACCAGACCGACAGTTCGGGCACTTGCTGAGCCGCACTCAGGATCGACTCCAGCTTTCCGAATTCGGCAAGTCTCGACATGAAAGTGAAGATGTCGATGAAGTCGAGCTTGTGTTTGTCGCGCAGCGAATCCAGCCATCGGTCGAGCAGTTCGCTCAAAACCTCGGCTTTCGCCGCTACAGACGGTCGCGGGTGCAACTGCAGGATTTCGGCGCTGAGTGCAGCGAGGCGATCGGCACGGATCGTGTATGTGAATGTTTCGCTCACTGGAATCTCCTCAGAAGAATTGGAAACCGCCTACGACGGCGGCTTGCACATACGCAGTCTCTCCACTGCTGCCGGTATAGACCACCCGTAGGCAACCTAGCGTAGTATTCCCGTCAATGCTCAATATTGCGCCGATGGTGTTGTTGGCTGCAATTTGAGTGAGAAGATCGACTGTCGTGCTAGCGGCGTTTGCTCCGCGCGATACATGCACAACATGAAACCAGCTCGCCTTACTGCCGTTTGTCAGCAAGGCTTGCGTCGCGACGAACAGTGTAGCCGCACTATTGTTTTGGAGCATAAATTGGTTTGCGGCCGCCGGCGTAGTGCTATCGTTCGAGACCAGTGTTAGCGGAATATTGCCGCTAGCAGTCCCGCGTAAAATAAGCGAATTGCCGTGGCAATCCCCCGCGCCGACGCCGCGCCCGGCGCCTGACCAGGCAATGAGACGATCAATGCCGCGTGTGCTAGACAAAAAGCCCCCTAGCACTACTGCCTCATTAGAGTTCAGCTGGTTAAACCGGCCACCCAGCCCTACGCTATTCGAGCCCGTGAAGTTGGCCCAGACTTCTCCTCCGACAGCTACGGAGAATGCTCCTGTAACTGTGCTCCCTTGGCCTCCAGCCACTAACGAGCTATCGCCCGCAGCGCGGCTGTTTCGGGTACCAATCAGTCCGGCGTTTTGCCCGGCCGCAACTTGATTCGCGTTCAACCGGCCAATCTGAAAGTCCTGCGCGCCAGCCCCGCGGGCCTGCCCTCCAGCCGTAGTGTTGTCCGGTATCTGTGCACTGATTGCGCCGTTTGCTAACCGGCGGAGCGCGATTGCTTCGCCAACTGCTGCGCCCCCCACGCGCACGAGCATTTGGTCGGCAGCCCAGGCGCCGACGGATAGATTCGTGGGGCCGCTCGACTCAGTGATGACATTGCTTGGACCGGCTGGACCCTGTGGACCCGTCGCACCGTCAGCACCTGCTGGCCCCTGTGGCCCTGCCGGGCCTTGTGGGCCGGTGAGACCTGCCGGGCCTTGTGGGCCGGTGAGACCTGCCGGGCCTTGCGGACCTGCCGGGCCCGGATCGCCCTGCAGTCCTTGCGGACCTGCCGGGCCGGTCGCACCAGCCGGCCCCTGCGGACCCGCCGGGCCTTGTGGACCTGCCGGACCCGGATCGCCTTGTGGCCCCTGCGGCCCCGCGGGGCCGGTCGCACCGGTGGCGCCCGGCGGCCCCGGAGGCCCGGCGGCGCCGGCGCGGCTGTAGACGACGCGAGTCCCGCCGGGGCGTGTGACGGTGATCTTCATGGGCTCGGGAACGGGGCGATGTCGGCGAGGACCTCGAAGGGCCCTTGCAGGAGGGGTGTGACGCGTCCGCCGCTGTAGCGCAGCTCAATCTCGTACTGGTACTTGCCGGGCGGCAGCGTTGCGGTCAGCGACGCCGGCAGATCGAGGATCAGCTCGGAGCCCGAGAGGGTCAGCCGGCCGTTCGTCGGGTTCGCGTCGAGCAGCACCGCGGGCCGGTCCGGCGCGGTGCGGACCTGCATCACCGGCGTGGCCCCGCTCAGATCGACCGGGTCGCCGTTGTCGTCTTCGACCAGGAAGCGGGCGTAGTAGTCGCCGCCGCGGATGACCGCATCGTCACCCGCGATCGCGAAGCGCCCCCACGGCCAGCCGCTGCTCATCACTCGAACTCGAGGATGAAGTCGTCGTTGCCGGCGCCGGTCGGGATACATGTGAACGGGATACGGCATCCGCCGGCCCGGTCCAGATCCTGCTCTTCGACGTCGTCCAGCTGCACCCGCAGCGTGAGGCGCACGCGCTTGCCGGCGCCGGCATCGACGTAGGACACGATCGGGATGATCGTCTCGCCGTCCGCCAGCGCCAGCAGATTCGGCGCGAGTCCGGGGTCGAAACAGGTCAGCGTGCCAGTGGTCTCGCGGCCGCGCAGATTGCTGACGCGCGCTTCGGAGCCGTGGTACTGGAAAGTCTCGTAGCCGAGCACCACCTCCAGCTGCGTGCTGTTGACCGCCACCGAGTTCACCAGCAGCGACCAGGTATCGACGGTGACGTCCGGCAGCTCGCCGAAGGCCGAGTAGTCGGCCACCGGCCGGACGATGCTGGTCGGCAGCTGGTACACGCCGAGCAGGTCGAAGTCGACCGTCGGCACGTCGTCGATCGGAATCCGGAAGGTCGCGGTTCCCCGGCAAGCGGGGGCGACGTAGCGGATCATGTTGGCGGCGTTGTTCGGGTCCGCCTTGTGCCAGCCGAGCGTCGCCGAGTCGTCGGCGGCATTCACCGTCGGCGTGTAGCGGGCGAGCGCCGGCGGCCCGACCACCAACGTCTGCGTCAGACCGCAGGCCCGCAGCAGTGCCGCAATCGGCGAAGCCTGGCCGGGCGTGATCGCGCCGATCAGGTCCGTCTGGAAGGTCAGCTGCTGGCGCTTGTTGCTGCGCTTGAACTTGTCGGCGCCGCGGTAGTTCTTGTCGAGCGGCCGGGTGCGCTTGTCGTACAGCCCCCGGCGCGTCAGGTTGCGGGCATAGATGGCATCGGTGCCGGCCAGCGTCTCGGCGACCCCGTAGGTCGCCTCGCGCTTCGCCAGCAGGAGCTTGTCACCGAATCGGGTCAGGGCCACGGATCATTCCTCCGTCTGCGGGATGCGCTTCGGCAGCGTCACCGTCGGCGCCTCGACCTGCACCAGGCGGTCGCCGATCTGCTGCCAGGACCCGCCGCCGGGCGGGTTGGGGATTGCGTACTTGCCGTCGTCGCCGCGGGTCAGCGGGATGAACAGGCGGCCTTCGTCGTCACGTTCCATAGCGCGTTGGTCCTTGGAATCCAAAGCCGTAGGTGTCTTCCCAGACCGTGATCTGGTCGTCACCCGTTTCTGCGATCTGGCCGGTTTCGTGCATCAGCGGGCCGCCGGTGATCTGGTAGGACTCGATCGCGGCGGCGACGGCGTCGCGCAGGAACTTGAGTTCGTCCGGCTCGCCGGCGCCGCGGCGGGCGGGCCGCAGGTCATGCAGCACAATCGCGGCGCCGATCGTGGTCTCGGTGCGGCGACTGGCCCCAGCCGAACCGCGCTGCACCCGGCTGCGGTCGTTCCGCACGTAGAGATAGAGCGCCGGCACCACGGGAGCCTGGCTGGCGAGCGCCGCGGCGAGGCCCGCGGCGGTGCCGACCTCGCGCAGCGCGGTGACCTGCTGCTCGACGTGCTGGCGCAGCGGCTCGATGTCGAAGAAGCCGCTCACGGCCAGTCGCTCCGGTCGCCCCAGGGCGACGGCGGGGCTGCCACCACCGGGACATCACCGCCGCCGGTGGTCGCCGGAGCAACGCCGGCGGCACCGATCGCGAGTTCACCGCGGGCGATCATCCGCAGGGTCTTCTCTGCGGCTTCCTGCCGGCGGACCTGGTCTTCGCTGGGCTTGCGGGTCAGCCGGTAGATCGCCGCATCGACCGCGAGCGCCGAGAGGTAGCTCGGCGTGACGGTCAGCGGCAGCTGGTAGCGGCCGCGGAGGTGGTCGTCGATCCAGGCGGCGACCTGGTCGATGGCCTGCTGTGCGCGGGCCAGCGAGTCGGCTGCGATGGCCTGCTCGGCCGCGCTGTAGCCGGTCAGACTGGCCCCGCGGGCGGCTGCCTCGATCAGCGCCTCCGTGTCCGCCGTGACCCGGGCGTGCGACGGCACGATCAGGCGGGCGAGCTCGGCGGCGCCGAGGGCGAGCAGCAGCTGCAGCGGGGTCGCGTACATGCGTCAGCCCTGCGCCTTGATCTCGAAGCCGCCCATTACGGCGCCGCTCCGGCGTTCTGGATCAGGTAGCCGGCGGCGATGCCGCAGACGACGGGCACGCAATCGTCATCGACGGGCTGCACCCACGTGCGGCTGCGCTTGTCCCAGTAGACCTCACCGACCATCGGCATGCCTTCGATGGTGTAGGTGTAGCCGTAGCTGGGCAGCGCGCGGTCGCGTTCGTTGATCGGTGCAGTCTGCGGCGCGACGTAGGCGAGGATGACGTCATCACCCCAGACGTCGACCAGATCACCTGATTCGGGCTTTCTCACCGCGCCGCCGACCTCGACTTTGTCGAGCTGCCACAGTGCGGCCAACATGTCGGGGGTGATCGAATCCTTCGACGTGTACTTCAGGCGCTCGCGGATGTCGGGCGTGCGGTCCAGTGCCTCGAAGGCGGTGGCCGAGATGAGCGCCGTATTGGGGTACATGCCGCACGAACGCCGGATCGCCTGCCGCGCCGCAGCGATGTCAGCACTGGGATTCGCAGAGGTGCCCGTCCACCGCGCCTGACCAGTGAGCGCAGTGCGGTTGCTGGCCGCGTAAGTCCCGGTCGCCCGGGCCAGTGCGGCCTGCCGAACCTCCAGTCGCAGGGCGAGCTTGTCGAGCACGACTCGCACGCTGTTACGCAGTGCATCGATCCCCGGCACCGCGAGTGCATCGGTCTGATTCTCACGCGGGGTGCTGGCATCCAGCCCGCGCGGCGTGATGAGGTACGACTCGCTGCCGTAGCCCGCCTGGATGCGCTTGGCGTCTTCGCCGCGGGCACGGGAATCCTCGACATCGACGAAGTGCTCCATGCCGAACGTGACGATGCGCCCGGAGTACGACCGGACAGGCACTCGCGGGAACAAGGCACTGCCGACCAGGCGCTGCTGGCCGTAGCCCCGCGCGTACTCGGTCAGGATGGGATCGACGATTCGCGCCTGGGCGCCGGATTGCTGGCTCATGGGGACCTCAGTTCGGGATCAGGACGATTTCGACGAACTGGCCGGCGCCGGTGGCGCTCTGGCCGTGCGTCAGGCGGCCGAGCGTCACGCCGGTGTTCCGGGTGATCGCGCGGCCCTGGTTGTCGGTCTCGACCAGCGCGCCGGCGGAGATCGCGCCACCGGTCTCGACGGTGACGGTGCCGAGCACGTCGATCGGCACGCGTTCGCCGGTGTCGGCGTTGCTGCGGGCGACGCCGCAGCCGCCGGCGCCGGCGGCAGGGACGGCGCCGGCATAGGTGACGAAGCGGTTGGCGGTGATCGGCGCGGCGGCGGGCGCGCCCAGCGTCAGCACGGGGAGGTAGGGCTTGCTCACGGGTCAGTTCCTTCGATGGCGCGCACCGCGTCGACGATGTCCGTCCCCGGGTGCTGGGATTGCCAGGCCTTGGCCCTGGCGTAGAGGTCGAGCTTCTCGGCCGACACTTCGGCGCCGGCCGGCACGCTGAACTCGATGGCGCGCGGTGCGGCGGTGGTGCGGGGGGCGGCTTCGCCGGCGGGCGGCCGGCTGCTGCTCAGCACGTCGTCCAGCAGCTGGGCCGCGTCCTGCGCGGGGCCGTCACCGGCGGCGAACTGGAAGTCCTGCGGAGCCGACAGCACGAGGGCGGCGATGCCGTCGGTGTGGCGCGGCAGGATCAGACCGCGGTCCGCGAGGCCGGCGGCGAAGCGTGCAGCGGCATCGCGACGGGCCTGCGCTGCGTCTCCAGCGGCCTTGCGCTTTGCTTCTGCCTCCAGCGCAGCGACGGCTTGCTCGCGCGCGGCCAGTGCCTGCTCGCGGCTCGCGAGGTCGGCCTCGGCCGCGGCAAAGGCCGGGTTCTCCATCGGTTCTGCGGCGGGCGGCGGGTCGGCCTGACGGGCCAGCTCGGCGATGGCGTCGATCTGCCACGTGGGCAGGTTGGCGTCGGCGGCTTCCAGTCCTTCCTTGCCGATCAGCCAGTCCCGCAGGCGACGGAAGGTGTCGCTGATGTAGCCCAGCGCCGAACTGGTCGCAGAGAACTCCATGTAGCCGACGCCGCCGTCACTGAAAGCTGCCGGGGCGAGGCCGTGGACGGCGGGCGGCGTAGCGCCGAGGAAGCCGACGTGGCGCAGCGAGAGCTTGCCGGGCGTGGGGTTGTTCGGGTGGGCGCGCGGCCAGAGGGCCACGCTGATCCGCGGGTAGCGCTTGGCGTTGACCGAGGCGGCGAACTGCGGCTCGACGTCGGTCGGCACCGCTTCGAGCACCGAGCCCTCGCGCACGACCTGGTCCACCCAGCCGTAGGCCGGAGCGTCCAGCTGCGGGTGACCGATCACCAGCGGGGCGGCGTAGGTGTCGCGCCGGTAGGACGCGGCGATCTCGGCGAGGTCGGCGTCGCTGAAGTCGTGGGTCTGGCCCGCCATATCGGTATGACGGCCCGCGCGGAAGATCTGGAGGCGTTTTGTAGTCATGCCCCGAAGCATCGGGGCGCGGAATCCGCGACTGCAGGTCAGCGCCCTGACCGCGTCAGTATCGCCAGGTAATCCTCGGCGTCTTCGAGGATGCGGGTTTCGTCCTGTGCAGACACACCGGCATAGTTGCGCGCTGGGACCAGTGAGCCCGGGTGCTTGATCGACTTGGCGAACACGGTGATACCGCCGATGGAGAACTTCAGGGCACGGGTCAGGCGCGGCCGGATGATACGCGGCCGCGTCTTCCCACCGAAATTTGCGAGAGCGGCATAGGGTGCGCTGTCGCGGACCGTCACGCCGCGGTCGTCGGCGCTGTAGCTGAGATCGCCGACCTTCGGCCACGTCAGCCGCTTCACGAACGAGCTGCCCGAGACCTCGGTCTCGGAGGACAGCCGGTCCCGCCATGACTGCACCAGGATCTCGCCGATCGAAGCCATCAGCGGCCTCAGACTCTTGCCGGTTTCGAGCAGCTTGGCGAACAGGACCTTGGCTTGGTCGGATTGCAGGTCGGCGCGGATGATCATAACCGTGGATTCCAGGCTGGATTGACGCCCGGCTCAACCGGGACCATCGTATCGGGCACCAGCCCGGAGGACGGCAAACCGCGACCGTCGCCCAGGGACCGCCGGAGGGCCGGCGGTGGCATGGGAGATGTGGAAGCAACCGCGACCACCCTGGCTGGCATCACAGCGATGCTCCGTCGATACGCTCGTAGTCCTGTTCGTTCTTCAGGTTCCAGCGCTGGGCGCGACTGACGGTCTTCACCCAGTTGCCGCGACGGTTTGCACTCTGCTGGTTGACGTAGTCCGGGGCGACCGCCACGGTGACGTACCAATCGTCCTTCTCCGTTGCGCCGCGCTCGACCAATCGAGCGAACACCAGTCCGCCGCTGCGTTTGTCCCGCAGCACCACGTCTGCCCGCCCGATGGCCAGGGGCAGGTCCCGACGCAAGTCCTCCACCGCGACCTTGTCTTTGACATCGCGGAAGATGTGGGCGATGGCGTAGTCATCGACCAGCACCAGCGGGCCCGCCGGCGTCAGCTGCGCCACCGACGCCGGCATGAAGCCGACTGGATACGACTCGCCGCGGGTCCGACGCGTGCTGCGCAGCTGGTCGATCCACGGCCCGAGCGGATCCGCGAGCCAGTCCACCGCCCTGCGGCGCATGTCGCCGAGGGCGGCCTCGCGCCAGGCGGGCGGCAGCTGCATCACCCGCTCGCCGAAGGCCTGCGCCGCGCGCTCGGACATCGCCGCAGCGCCGACGTTGTAATTGAATCCCGGATCGATCCCGACCGGAACCTGCTCGACCTCGCCGGTGCGCGGGTTGCGCCAGCCGACCGTCTCGGTGGCCGGGGCCTTGTCGGGGCCGTCCTTGCCGGCGCGCTTCAGGTCGCGCTCGGACAGCGCGCGGATGCCGCACTTGCATCCCCAGCCGTTCATCGGCGCATGGGTCTTCCACCACGGGTCATCCCAGCGCAGCGTCAGGCCATCCCAGGCCTTGTGTTGTGCCCGCGGCACGCGGCTCTCCGGGCTGTGCCGGTACTGCAGATAGGGCCGCAGCTGCACCGCGTCCGGGTCGGTCAGCTGGCGCCACCGGCCGGCGTTGTACGCCTGCCGGGTGTTCGTCTCATAGATGATCTTCGCGCGACGGGCAGCGATCTGCCGGGCTTTCTGGCGGACCTTCCAGTCCGGGTCGTCGAATCCCGCCCCGCCCGGCACGTCGCCGGCACGGGTGCCGGGCTCGGCCGACCAGCCCGCGCGCCAGGCGGTTTCGCTGAAGCGCTGCTTGAACTCCTGAAAGTCGATCTTGCCCTGTACGGCCAGATCGACTTGCTGGCGGATGTCGTCCAACAAGCTGAGCCGCGACACGCCGGCGACCATGAAGCCGTGGGCGTGGTGCTCTTTATAGAGGTCGGTCCAGCGGTCGGTCGGGACGTTGAGCTTCTTGCGAAAGAAGCTGACCGCTTCCGGAAACGGCCCGAAGCCGGCGCTGATCACTGCCGGTCCTGCACGTCACTGCGGCCGCCGAGCCCGGCCTGTGCGCTGGCTTCGGCGAGCATCTGGCCGAGGTCATCGAGCGGCAGCGAGTAGCTGAGCTGCGCCAGGCGCTGCAGCACCTCTTCATAGGAGTCGGCCGATTCGACCGCTCGGCGGACCTCGCCGACCCAGCCCTCGATGACCGGCGCACCCTGATCGGCGAGCCGTTCGACCAGCGCATCGACCAGATCGGGGGTGGTGTCGGCGTCGCCAGCCGCAAACGACGACACAGGCACCGTTGCAGAGCGTTGCAAAGCCGTTGCAAAACGATCCGACGGGGCGGCCCCCGGTGCAGGTAGCGCCCCCGGGGCGAAAACGCCTCCTGGGGCTTCCTGTGCAGCGACCGGCGTTGCCCCGACCAGCCGCCGGATCGTCGCCGGCGCGATGGCAGGGAACGCCGACTGCAGCAGCTCGGCCGCGCGAGCCGGAGGAAGCTCGCCTGCCTCTACCTGCCCGATCACTTCCCGCAGCGCGCGGACCTGGGCGCCGTTGAGCGCGGTCTGCTGGACCGACTCCGTGCCACCGCCAAGGCTGGACGCGGGCGCCGCGGGCTCCCACTCGCCGCCGTAGGTGTCCTGGATGTAGGCCAGCGTCGGCCGGAAGCCCATCCGGGTGATCGACTCATCGCGTTCGGCGCGCGACTTCAGGTCCTCGCCCTGCTCCAGCACGCGGAAGACGCGTGGTGGCGCGGCGCCGGGGTAGTTCCATTCGGTCAGCCAGCGGGCCGGTCCCCGGTTGAAGCTCTCACAGATCAGGTCCGCATCCGCCTTGACGATGTCGGCGGCGGCTCCGGCCTGCACGTCCGCGCGGTACTGGCCGGCCGTGGCTTCGGTCAACATCACGTTGCCGAGGCCCACCTTTGCGATCGCCTGGTCCATCTCACGCACGAATGACGCGTAATCCTCCGCGCCCTTCGCCGCTTCGAGCAGCATCATTTCCATGCCCTGCGGCATGATCACGCCGGACTCCGAGCGCATCGCCTGACACGCCGCGAGCAGTTCCGCTTTCTGCTGGGGCGTGGCGCCGGCCGGGTACTTGCCCAGCGCCGTCGGGCTGCCGTGCTTGTCGAGCCGATTCAGCCAGGCCTTCAGGCCCCCGCGCTTGAAGAAGCAGAGCCAGTAGAACCAGTGCGCGAGTCCGATCCCGTACGGGTCGTCGTCGTGGTCCGCGCCGGTGCAGTAGGTCCAGAACTTCCGCTCGGGCATCAGCTCGCCGTCGAAGGGGCGCGACACGGTCAGCAGGCGCAGCCGGAACTCGGTGTCGAAGCGGAAGCGGGCGCGGTTCTTCACCTTGACCTTGTCGACCACGACTTCGCGGCCGTCGCGACCCCACATGAACTCGGCGACGGCATAGCCGTAGAACACGCCCCAGTGCATGCGCTCGGTGACGTCGTCCCAGGCCATTTCGTTGAGCTGGGCGCGCAGGCTGTCCGCCGCGGCGATGTCGATGCGGCGCTTGCCGCCGGCGAGCACCTGCCACTCCCGCGCGACCAAGGAGCGCTGGCGCACGGTCATGACGGTCTGCACCTGCGGCTCGGACCGGACCTGGCGGTACACCTCAAGGTGGGCGCCGCCCGGACGCGTCCGCAGGATCGTGTCTTCGGCGGTGAGCAGCGGCCCGAGGTAAGGCCGGGTGATGTCGCGACCGTCACCGGTGGTAGCGATTTCCTCCCCGATCGGCTTCATGCGGGCTCTCCTTGGGCGCGGGCGATGTCCAGCGCCAGCTGGCCCATCAGTTCCGGCAGCGGCTTGCGGCGCAGCTGGGCGATCTGCACCAGCGACGTGAGCGCGCGATCGCGCAGGAACCGGCAGGTTTCGTCCAGCTCCTCGGCGGTGTTCGCCAGAAAATAGCCATCCCGCGGCGTCGCGCAGATCGGATGCCCTTCACGGCGCAGCTGCTCGACAAGCTCGCGGACCTTGCGCTGGTCGGCCAGGTTCGGCCGGGCAGGCGTCGGCGGCGCCGGCATGCCCGGGAAGTACAGCTGGTGGCGGATCTTGCAGACCAGCTCATGGACGGACAGGCCGTTGGCGCGCCCGCGGCCCAGCGAGCCCAGCACATGCTCAGGCGACAAATTCATCCCAGCCTCCGAAGTCCAGATCATTCGCGGATCGCGGCACCACTTGGTATTCGATCGGCGCGGCGGGCGTGCTCGCCGCCTGCAACGCCAGGGCGAGCGCCCAGAAACGGTCGGCGTGGCCGTCGGCGTCGCGCTCGGCGACGAATCGGACATTGCCGGCGTCGGTGGTGGTCTTCTGCAACTTGCGGAAGTCGGCGCGGATGTCCTGGCGGTCGGGCATGCGGACCTTGCGGTCCTCCATCGCGCCGCGCGTGGCGTAGGCCATCCGCTCCTTGATCGGCGCCGTGAACGTCACGCCCTCGATGCGGTGCTCGCCGAACCGGTCCTGGGCGTCGTCCACCCAGCCGATGCCGAGGCCGGTCGCGTCGATGCACACCCGGTCGCAGCGCTCGAACCACGGCCACAGGATGTCTTCCTGGGCGCCCTTGCGCATCTTCTCCATGCACTGCACATGCCGGGTGTAGAACACGTCGCCCAGCTGCTCGACCACCCAAAGCACGGTCAAGTCTTTCTTGCGCCCGATGTCGACGCCGGCATACAGCCGGCCAAGGGCTGGATCCGGCAGGTCCAGCGCCCAGCGCTCATGCGCCAGGTACTCGCAGGCGGTGATCAGCTCATAGTCGAGGAACTTCGAGTCGTCGTCCGCCGGCTCGCACATGAACTCCTGGCGGAAGCTCTCTTCATCGGCGCACCCGCTCCGGACGAAGTCGAAGTACATGGCTTCGTCCATGTCCTGGCGTTCGTCGTCCTGCGGTAACGCCTGCTGCAACTTGAACAGGAAGCCCTGATCGAGGGCGTCCTGCAGGGTGACGCGGTGCAGGCTGATCTTCTTCGGGTTGCCGCCGTGGCGGGCTTCTTTGATCAGACCGTTGAAGAAGGACCGGGAACCGCGGTGCGTGGAGATGACTTCGACACTGCCGCCCCAGGTGATGCCCGGGTACGCGATCGCCCACATCTGCCGCTGCTCACGGTGCAGCGCGAATTCGTCCAGTATGCGGGCGCCGCGCTTGCCGGCCTGCGCGTCCGGGTTGCTGGACATGGAGTGGATGCGACGCTGGTTCGCGAACTGCAGGACGTAGGCGCTGGCCTTCTTGTCCTCATCGAGGACCACTTCGCCCAGGTCTCGGGCGGCGATGTTGGCGATGCCGCCCCACAGCTTGCAGTCCTCGACGAACAGGCGTGCCTGGATGTCGTCGCGGCTGCTGACCCATTCGTCGAACCGTGCGCCCTGCGCGGCCGCCCGCTCGACCGAGGCGTAGGCCGTGGACCAGCTGATCCCGATCTGGCGGGCTTTCTCCAGCACCTTCAGGCGCGACCGGTCCTTGATCCAGGCGGCTTGGTAAGGCAGGAAGATGGCCTGCGGATCTTGGGGGATGCACTTGGCGCGACCGCGGTACTTCATCACACGATCCCGAGTACTCGACGGATCTCCGTCATCGTCGACTCGGTGACGCCCGGCTTCGCCGGCATTGCCGCCAACGCGGCGGCCTGCTCTTCCAGCAGCTTCCGGCGGGCGGCGGCTTCGATCCGCTCCGAAGTCCGCACCACCGACGCGTAGGCCTCGGTCACGGACTTCAGCGCGGAGGCCAGCCGCTGGGCCTGCTCGGGCGTGACGGTCTCGCCGTCCATGATCGTGATCGCGGACTGGTGGATCAGGGACTGGACCAGCTCGGTCAGCGCGCGCGGGGTCTCGGTGCCGGTGTCGATCAGCTGTCCGACCAGCATGTTCGCCGCCTCCTGCGTTGCACGGACGCGTTCTGCGGACTTCTCTGCGAGCTTCCGAAACCGCCAGATCGAGGTCTCGCCGATATCAGCTTCTGCCCCGAACTTCGAGTTGAGCGCTTCGCGGATCTCCTTCAGGGTCCAGCGGTCCTCGCGGATCATCCGCGACAGTTCCGCTTTCGCCGGCTCGGGCAGCTCGCGGGCGCGCATCTTGCGGCCCATGATCAGATCCGCTTCGGGCGGGGGCGCATCACGCCCTCGATCACGTTGCGGCCGGTCGCGACTTCCTGCCCGCCCTGCGTCAGGGTCGCGACCGTGACCTTCATCGCGATGGTTTCGAGCGTCAGGCAGTGGGCCCGCGCCAGCCAGCGCAGATCGTCCATCATTTCATCGTAGGTGCCCGGCACCGCGCACTCTTCGATCTCGCAGTACAGGACGTCCGCGTTCGCGCTGTAGGTCGGCAAGCGCGCGAGGATCTGCAGCAGCACCAGCCGCCGTTCTTCGATAAGTCTCTGGCTGCTCATGGGCGTTTCATCAGGATGTCGTGGATGGAATCGAGCCGATCCACCAGGTGTGCCGTCCGCTCGCTCAGTCGCTCGATACCGGCGTCCAGCCGCGCGAAGTCGGCCTGGAGGGTCGACAGGTCGGCGCGACTCGCCTTGCTCTGAATTTCCGACGCGACGTGGTGCAGCTCATCCCGGCGGGCGAGGTCGCGCAGGCGCAGCGCCAGGCTTGCCATCAGCCAGGTCAGGACCGCGAGCCACACCAGCGGCAACACGATCACGATGACCAGCACCTCGGGCAGCAGGCCCGTGTTGGATCCCATATCAGCCCCGCGCGGCGCGGATGGCGGTGCGGAGCTTCTTCAGCTTCACGACCGTGGCGAGCGTCGATTCGATGCGCTGCCAGTAGCGGTCCACCCAGTCGTCCGGCAGCGCGAAGTACAGGAGGTCCTTGAACAGCTGGCGCTTCATCTCGCCCATGCCGTTGTCCGGGAACATTTCTTCGATGAGGTCCACGACCACGCCGACGATGCTCAGCACGTTCGGCAGCGAGGGCTTCAGGTTCGAGCTGAAGGCGCTGGCCAGCCGCGCCTGCGCGGCCTCGAAGTTACTCATGGGGTTCTCCGTCGCGCTGGGCGGCGCGGTCGTGGTTGCAGCGCTGGACGACGGCGCGGAGGCCGTCTGTGCATAGCGCGAGGTCGCGGTTCGTGTACGGCTCACTACAGATCTCCGGCTCGGGCAGGGGTTCGGTCCACGCGGGGAGCGGCCGGACCATCCGGGTCCGCTCGACCTCGATCACGGTCGGTGCCGATGCGCACCCGCAGAGCAGGGCACAAAGGCTGGCGAGCCCAGTCCTGACACGGTCCATCGAGCACCTCCTGTGTGGCCATGCTCCGCGCGCGCGCGAGTTCGGCGAGGGTCCGCTCGCTGACCGCCTGTCGGGCCTGCAGCCGCTCGAACTCGGCGACCTGCCGCCCCAGCTGGTGCGCGCAGCCGTCGGACCGCTCGGCCATTGCCTGCAGCTCGGTCGCGCAGTGCGCGAGCGCCTGGCGCGGGAACTGCTCGATCCAGTCCGCGGTGCGGTCGATGCCGGCGGCCAGCACCGCGACCGCGGCCGGCGAGGCGTCGCGGCCGAGTGCGGCACTGGCGACGGTGCGGCCGAGGCTGGGCGTACCCCACCAGGCGCCGGCCCGGAAGGCGGCGTAGTGGCTGGCCGCCAG